TTAAGAAACTGGTATAGCGTTCTGGGATGGAACGCAAAGGCTGTTGATGCGCTTGCAGATCGGCTGGTGTTCCGTGAATTCGCAGATGACACGTTTGACCTTAACGGCATTTACAACATGAACAACCGCGACACGCTGTTTGATAGTGCCATCCTTGGTGCGCTCATCGGTTCGTGTGATTTCATCTACATTCGTGAAGATGAGGGCGGCAACCCTGTTCTGGAAGTCATTGACGGCGCGAACGCAACCGGCATTATGGATCCGCAAACGGGGATGCTTACAGAGGGATACGCGGTGTTGGAAAGAGACGAACGCGAAAAGCCCGTGGTTGAAGCGTATTTCAAACCGCATGAAACGTGGGTGTTCCGTGACGGGCAAGAAGCGGCAGAACTGTTTGAAAGCATTGCGCCGTATCCGTTACTTGTGCCTATCGTTTACAGACCTGACGCAAAACGGCCTTTTGGCCACAGCAGAATCAGCCGTGCATGTATGGAAATCACCGCCAGCGCAATCCGCACACTTAAGCGTTCTGAAATCAGCGCGGAGTTTTTCAGTTTCCCGCAGCGGTGGGTTGTGGGCACATCTGCCGATGCAGACCCGCTGGAATCGTGGAAAGTCACAATGGCATCTTTACTGGAAATCACCAAAGATGAAGACGGTGACAAACCGCAGTTAGGGCAGTTTGCACAGCAGAGCATGTCACCGCATACAGAGCAGCTGCGCATGTTCGCAAGTCTGTTTGCCGGTGAAACTGGACTTACGTTGGATGATATGGGCTTTCCTACTGACAACCCGTCATCTGCCGAAGCCATCAAGGCCGCGCACGAAAACTTGAGATTGGCGGCAAGGAAAGCGCAGAGAACATTTGCCACAGGGTTTATCAATGCGGGTTACTTGGCTGCGTGCATCCGTGACAATTACGAATACCGCCGCCAGCAGATCTATCTGACCACACCCAAGTGGTATCCAGTATTTGAACCTGACGCGGCTATGCTGTCCAGCATCGGTGATGGTGCAATCAAAATCAATCAGGCCATTCCTGGTTACATTGACCGTGAAAATCTGCATGACCTGACAGGCATTAAGGGCGGTGGGCTGTTTGAATGATGTATCGCCGGCAATCTATGAGAAAGTAAACAAGCGTTTTGAATATCTCATAGCAAGAAATGAAAAAATCAAGCGGGCTGAAAAGCGATTGAAAGAGGGCAAAGCCACATTCGCTGACGCATACGAATATGCGCAGAACTTGGGGTATTGCCTTGCTGATGCTTTTTCGCTGATTACAGACGATGATTTGCCTGATGGCAGAATGTATTACAACATCGCAGAAAAGGCGGTAAAACCGTTTTTAGAGCGTTCTGCGGGCATGTGCAATGACTATGCGAACGCGGTTGTGAAACTACTGAATGAAAAAGCGGGATTGGGATTGAATCCAGTATGACAGACAGAACACAGGGCATTTTGAATAGGGCATCTGAAGCCGAAAAGTTTTCAGGCGTTCGGTGGATACTTGGCGATGGGGTCATAACAAACTACATGCAGAGTTTTGTTGATGACACCATAAAGAGAAATGCCATATTCCAATCCAATGCTGGTGTTTCACCAAAGATTGTCAGGCGTTCGCCTGGTTGGTGCTGTGAATGGTGTGCCAAATTAGAGGGCACATATATGTACCCTGACAGGGTGCCTGATGATGTATACCGCCGCCACGATAACTGTAATTGCGTTGTGGAGTTTTACCCCGCAGACGGCAAGAAACAGAATGTGTGGACAAAGGAATGGACAAAAGCAGAGCCGGACACGCTGAAAGAGCGCAAAAGGCTGGGCGAATATAAAAAAGTGACGGTAGCACCGAACCGAAAAGAACCGCCAGCAGCAGAACAGAACACAAAAGCGGGCGTGCCTAATGATGCAACAGAATACTATGTGTCAGGCGATGGCATGTGGATTAATCAATATCTGCGTGGGCTTGGCGATTTTGGCGAACTGACCGCAGATGAGCGCAAATATCTTGCCGAACTGGATGAAGCCACCAGCGGTAAGATTAAACAGCAAACGGTATATAGAAGCGTGGATGCATCTGCCGTGTTCGGTGATATGTCGCAAATGGAATATGAAAATTTGCGGGATGCGCTCATTTACAAAGATAAATCTGCACCAGCGCAACAGGCACTTGCAAAAGCCGAACGGGTAAAGGGTGAAACGATCACCGAAAAAGGCTTTATGAGTACAACCACAGACCGTGAATTGGCGGTTGATTGGGATGATTTCACGGGATCAGATAAGCCCGTGGTGCTGGAATTGGAAACGGCACCGAACACAAAAGGTGTAGACCTGTCCATATATGACAAGAACGTGGATGCCGATGAAGCGCAAAACGAACTATTATTGGCAAGAAACCAAAAGTGGAAACCTGATAGCATTGGCGCACAGGATGGCACCATATATGTGAAAGGGCACTTTATTTGATGATTAAACCCACACAATTCCGTGTGGGCTTTTTCATATATACGGGGGATTAGTCATGGAAGAAATGAAAGCCAGACAAATCCCCACAACATCCGTTATTTTGCCTTACAAGGATACGCATGGAAAGGCGGCGATAGATCTATATAATTCAACAGGCAGAACCGCACAGGAATGGCAAGAACTGATGTTGTATGACATTCTGGCGGTGCGCGATGATGGTTTATTTGTGCATACCAAGTTTGGGTATTCCATCCCACGCAGAAACGGCAAGAACGAAATTGTCGCAATGCGTGAACTGTGGGCACTTGAGCAAGGCGAACAATGCTTGCACACGGCGCACAGGGTGAGTACATCCCACATGGCGTGGGAGCGCATGAAAAAACTGGTTGAGGGGTTAGGATATACGGAACCCGAAGATTACAAGACCACATCCACATTGGGCATGGAATCAATACGGCTTAAGAAGACCGGCGGTAAAATAGATTTCCGCACACGATCCAGCCGTGGCGGCCTTGGTGAGGGGTTTGACCTTTTAATCATTGACGAAGCGCAGGAATACACAGATGATCAGCAAAGCGCACTAAAGTATGTTGTAACAGACAGTTTAAACCCGCAGACACTTTTCTGTGGCACGCCGCCAACGCCTATATCAAGCGGCACGGTATTTACCAAACTGCGCAAGGCGGCATTGAGTGGTGAAACAGAAAACACGGGCTGGGCTGAATGGGGCGTGGAGAAAAAGACAGATCCGCGCGACAAACAAGCATGGTACATGTGCAACCCGTCTTTGGGTACCATCTTCACAGAAAGAAGTGTGGCAGATGAGATAGGGGAAGACATTGATGATTTCAATATCCAGCGTTTGGGGCTGTGGCTTAAGTACAACCTTAAGTCAGCAATATCCAAAGCCGAATGGGAAGAACTGAAGTCAGAAACCATGCCGCAGCTGAAAGGGAAACTATTTGTTGGCATCAAATACGGCCATGACGGCACCAACGTGTGTCTATCTGTCGCGGCAAAGACTATTGATGACCTGGTGTTTGTAGAAAGTATAGATTGCAAAGAGATCCGCGCGGGCAACGCGTGGATTCTTGAGTTTTTGAAAAAAGCCGATGTGGCAAGCGTAACCATAGACGGGGCACAGGGCACCATACTGGCACAGGAAATGCGGCGGGAACATCTGGGAACGCCGGTGCTGATGACCACCAAAGAGGTATGCATTGCCAATGGCAAATTTGAGCAAGCGTTGTACAAGAAAACCATAACGCACATGAACCAGCCAGCGTTGACGCAGAGTATTTCAAACTGTGAAAAACGCCTTATCGGTTCGGCGGGCGGTTTTGGCTACAAGACACTAAAGGAATCAATAGAAATTGGGTTAATGGAATCTATGATAATCGCCTTTTGGGCGTGTTCAGAATCCAAGATTAAGGCAAAACAAAGGGTTAGTTATTAGGCATCCGCAAGGGTGCTTTTTTTATCACCCAACCACGGGGTAAGTGGGGAAAGGCAACACAAATGGAATTCAAACCGATCGAAACGCAAGAACAGTTTGATGAGATGGTCAAAGACCGCATCGACAGAGCGAAAAAAAGCGGGGCAAAGGAAGCCACAGAAAGTCTTAAAGCGCAACTGGATGAACTTGAAGCCATCAAGACCAAACTGACAACAGCAACCGATGAACTTGCATCGTACAAGGCGAAAATCACCGATTTAGAAGCCGAAAAGAAGACAAGTGATGAAAGTTACAAGAGCATGCAAAAAGAACTTTCAGAAACGAAATTGAAGGCTCTAAAACAGCGCATTGCCATTGATGAGGGTATCCCGCTTGAGATGGCAGACAGGCTGGCAGGCGATGACGAAGAAGCCATCAGAAACGACGCAAAGAACATCAAAGGTTTCATGGGCAAGCGTGTTGCACCAAGTTTCAAAACAGAAGAAGTGCCGGAAGACCCCGCAGAAGCGGGATTCCGTGAAATGGCACAGTTATTTGAAAGGAAGTAAATATAATGGCTACAATCATTGCTAATGGCGGCAACATCCCGCCGGTAGTTGTTTCTGAAATGTTCAATGCTGTCCGTGGCAAATCTGCGCTGGCGAAGATCAGCGACAGAATGCCGGTTGCGTTCAACGGTTCTGCGGAATTCGTTTTCAACATGGATTCTGAAGCCGACATCGTAGCAGAGAACGGCGCAAAATCCAATGGTGGCGCAACCGCTACCCCCATTGTCATCCGTCCGTACAAGTTTGAATACGGCGTGCGTGTTTCTGATGAATTCCTGAAAGGTTCTGAGGAATACCGCATGGATGTTATGCGTGAATTCGCAGAGGGCGCAGCCCGCAAGTTTGCAAAGGGCATGGACATCGCTGCAATGCACGGGCTGAACCCGCGCACCATGACCGCCGCCACAACCACAGTTGGCAACATGCATCTTGATAACAAGATTCCGGCTGGTTCGGTTATTTCTTACACCGCTGGTTCTGAGGATGCCAACCTGAATGCTGCTATCGCAAAGGTCAATGGCTTTGGCTATGATGTCACGGGCGTTGCGTTCG